TAAAAATATTATATCTATTATTATTTCCTTTGTGTTTTTCATGTTATTTAATATTATGTTTACTTAACCATTTTCTAATTGTTGCCCAACTTTTAACAACCATCACAGTTTGATTATCTATCATTATAGAGAACCAAAAATTATTCTTATGGATTGTTATAGTTCCTAGAAATTCATTTTGAATATCTATCCAACCTTTATTAATTACACTTTGTTTTAAATTTTTCATAGTTGTTTTAATTTAATTAATCTGTTTCGCTTATTGTGTCAAAATCTGTTCCAATTAATTCTAATACCCATTCGGTATCATGCCAAAATAAATCATTTATAGTCGTTTCATCTACTCCGTTTGGATAAAGTTCTTCTAATTGAAACTCTATTTCATCTAATTGCTCATCACTCAAATATTTATCTACCCATTTTGCGCCACTCCAAAATTCAAAATTTCTTAACGGCTGTTCTTTAAAAGTTTTCATATCTGTTTTAATTTAAGTTTGTTAATTTAATACTACCCTCTTTAATTCTTTTCTTTACTTCTGCCGTAGTCATGCCTAAAAATATATTCCTATATTTTGAAGTTGTACGGCTATAATCCCAATAATAAGAATCAAGCATTATTTTACCCATATTTTCAAAAGCTATAATTGATTCATAACTTTGAAAATATGCCCCTTTATCCGTGTAAATTATAAATTGATTTGCAATTTTATTGCCGTTTGTAGAAGTCATATTTTCTACTCTTACTTTATTCGCTAATTTATTTTTATTAGTCATTTTAATTATATTTAAGTTAAAAAAATTTATTTAGTCAATTAATATTCTATTATCCCATATATTACGCTCTTCAATAGCCTTTTCAATATCGAAACTCATATCTTCGTATTTCTTTATTGTCGTTATATGTGCCATATTTGAACATAAATTTAAATGCCCATGAGCAATTAAATTATCATTTTTAAATACGTTTATTCCTCTACTTTCGCTGTTTACGTCTTGCATGAAATATACTTTTAAATCATTCATAATTTTTAATTTAAGTTAATAATATTTATTTAAATCTTGCACAATTCTAGTCTAATTAATTAAGAAATCCAAAACAATCAATAATTATTTTTTACTACAAAACAAAATAATTTTATAACTGTTTGATAATCAGTTAGTTAGATGTTTAATAAATATAAAATTTAGAATTGTTCTAAATAAGAAAACCCCTCATTTTGTTTTCTTTCTTCGTGGAATTTAGTGAGGTAATTCCACACCTCCAAAGGCGTTAAGACTTTAAGAGGTGGGAAAAGGTTTGAGAGGTAGAAAGGAAGGAAGGGATAAGAGAACCAAAGGGATAGAGGGAAAGCCTAGAAAAAAAGCCAAAAAAATCCGATGAAAAAAAAATTTATTTAGCAAAACAGTTTAAAAAAAATCGTTTTCGTTTTGAGGCAGTGTCTTGTGGTATGTATATAACCCCCACCCTCTAAATATCTGACAAAAAAAATGTATCTTTGTATATGACTACTCGTTGGGAAGTTGAATTTCAAAATAGGTTGTATATAGGGCCTGCGATAGGGTTCTCAATTTACGAACCTGACAAGGAATATAATTTTTCTGAGGTCATAATATTTTTAGGTTTAATCAGCTTACACATAAAGTGTTGGCATAAAATATAAACATCATGGTAGACGGATTAATAGTAAAGGATGGTAGGTTAATAAATCTTCGTCCTCCTGGCGAAACAGGAATTGCACAAGCAGCTAGATTTAGAAAAGAAGTTAAAAGGGCAAGAAAGATAGAAATGATCGCAGACGGAATTGCAGTAGCTGAAGCGAGAAATACTTTAAAAAGAGATTAAAAATACTTTACCCTGTAAAGTTCTATATAGTTGTTTTTCATAAGGAAGGTAGTAGAAATGCTACCTTTTTCCTTTTATATGACAATAATCGTCATAAATATGACAAGAATATGTCGATTTTAAATTTCATAACTTACTCATAATCAATTACTTATATCTTCTATGTCGAAAATGTCGATTTTAAAGTAGATATATTATAAAAAAATTTTTATAGCTTTGTAAAAAACTATATAGCAAAATGCAGCAACAAAAACGACATAATCGACATAACTGCGTCTATTGCATTTAAACAGCTATTTTTTCGACATAAAAACGACATATATGAATAAATCCGTTTTTTTCCTCTCGATGCTTGCTATGCTCGGGAGTCCTACGTCGTTCGGCCTCAACTTACCGTTGGAGCTTGAGACGCGTGAGGTGAAGAGTGAGGTGAGTGAGAGTGAGTTCTATAGTAAGCTTGGGTTTCTTGAGAGTGGTGGTGACTACAGTGCGGTCAACACATTTGGTTACATGGGTAAGTATCAGTTTGGTGTAGCAACCTTAAAAGCCATAGGGATAGAGGTGAGTAGGGGTGAGTACCTAAAAGATACGGTGCTTCAAGAGCGGAGCGTGCGAGTGCTGACAGCCCATAACAAAAAGGTGCTGAGAAGGCATATCCGTAAGTACACAGGCACAACCATCAAAGGTGTTGTGGTGAGTGAGGCGGGGATACTGGCGGCAGCACATCTTGTAGGAGCAGGCAACGTCATGGCATACCTTGAGAGCGGTGGGCGTATTGACAAGGCTGATGCGTACAAGACAAAATGCTCTGACTACATGGCAAAGTTTGCTAGCGTCAAGGGTATTGAGTGAGTAGTGAGAAATGATTATATTTGTAAAAAAAATACAATTATGCCAACAGTAACACACACTTGTCCTGATACGGGCAAAAAGAAGACAAAAGTTTTTCCTTATAATGCTGTAGGGAAGGCGCAAGCAAATACCTATGCAAAGCTTATGGACGGTACGATAAAGTACAATCCAGGAGTGGGTATGGAGAAAAAGATGAGATCAAGCGGATATTAAAATAAAATTTCTATCTTTGTAGAAATAAATTTAATATGAATCAAATACAACCAACTCTTCATCGAGACTTATGTTTTGATGATCAGGGCAGAGATAAACTAATTGAAGGGATATCCACTATTGCCAAAGCAGTCAAAAGCACACTAGGGCCGCGAGGACAGACCGTGCTTATTGAGTCACCAACACATACACATGGGATAACAGTAACAAAAGACGGCGTGACAGTAGCCAAAGCGGTGAAGCTAAAAGATGCTGTTGAGAACTTAGCCGTTCAAATGATGAAGGGAGCAGCCGACAGGACAGCGTCACAAGCTGGTGACGGCACAACGACAGCTATTGTGCTTACTGAAGCCATCGTGAAGAAGGGGATGAAGAAGCTAACTGCTTCTCATAACAGCACTGAGGTGATAAAGTACATAAAAAAAGAGACAGAGAAGGTAATAGAGGCTCTTACAAAACAAACAAAAAAACTTACAAAGAAACGACTACTTGATGTAGCGACTATCTCGTGTAATAATGACAGCGAGATAGGATCAATTATAAGTGAGACATACCAGAAGGTTGGGAAGAACGGGATAGTGACGGTAGAGAAGTCTGACGACGCCAACACATACTACGAGGTAACAAACGGAATGAAGATCGATAGAGGATACAGCTCTCCTTTGTTTGTAAACAACCAAAAGAAAGACGAGTGTGTCTTAGAAGACGTACACATTTTAGTAGCAGACCAAGAGATAAACAATATTTTGTCTATTGAAAATGTTTTAAAGCCTATTATCAATAACAACCATAAGCTTTTAATTATTGGAACGTGTACACAAAACTTAATTAATACCCTCGCTGCCAACGTGATGAAAAACAATTTGCAGATATGCAGTATCATCCCCCCTCAGTTTGGATACAAACAACACGAGCTGATGAGCGATATCGCGCTAGCGGTAGGGGCTACCTATTTTTCTGAGAAGACAGGTGATGACTTAAGCCACATGCGTATTGAAGATTTAGGTAAAGCAAAGAAAGTTATTGTGGGAAGAGACTCAACCATTATTATTAAAGACAAAAATAACGACGAAGAGCTGAAAGAAAGAGTGAAGGAGTTGTGGGAGCAGCATAAGACAACCAAACAACCTGACGACAGAGAGTTTGTGTTGCAGCGTATTGCTGGGCTGACAGGAGGTATAGGCGTGATTTATGTAGGGGCAAACAGTGATGTAGAGCAGAAAGAAAAATTTGACCGCGTCGATGACGCGGTGTGCGCAGTGCGTTCCGCACTGGAGGAAGGGATCTTACCAGGAGGAGGGCTAGCTCTTTTCCGTGTAGCTGACGCGTATGGCGATAAGCCCGATGAAAAAAATCTTGACCACCGCTTAGGTGTAGAGATATTGTCCGAGGCGCTACAAGAACCGTTTTTTCAGATTCTTGTAAACGCAGGCAAAAATCCCTCTGAGATGACCACTGACATTATGGACTCGGGAGGGTATGACGTAAAGCTTGACGTATATGGAGACATGTTTGAGCTCGGTATCGTTGACCCGTTAAAGGTTACCAAAAAAGCGTTGCGTAACGCAGTGTCTGTAGCCACGACAATTTTATCTACCAACGCAATCATAACATTAGCGCGCCATGAAAAATAAGTCTATAGAGTTTTGTGAAAATAAATATCCTGAGACAACGGCCGCATTTAAAGATATATTAAACCAGATGTATACCACCTTCTGTGAGAAACAACATGACTACGGCCCAACCAACATATCATTAGGTAGAGACCTGTCTAAAAAAGAGAACAAAACAAAATCACTTACAGGTATATGGTTTAGAAGCAACGACAAGCTGTGTCGTGTAGACAACTTATTGACCACAGGGTTTAAAGCGAAGAACGAGTCGTTAGAAGATTCTTTTTTAGATTTAGCTAACTATAGCGTAATTTCTTTGTTGGTATGTAAAGACAAATGGGAGAAATGAAAGCGATAAATAAATATATTATTGTAGAGCAAATAAAAGAGGAGCTAAAAACAAACTCAGGACTCTTGCTTACAGGAGACGACAAAGACAATGTACGATACAACAAAGGTAAAGTAATAAAACCTGGTACAGAGGTAACGGTTATAAACGAAGGAGATATAATTTACTATGACAGGCACGCAGGCCACATGATGCTTTTAGAAGACAAGCCTTATACTATTATTCTTGAGCGCGACGTCGTTGTCGTTGTATAGCCTGGTTCATTTCAATTATTCTATTTCTATATACCTTTCCCGCATACGACACGTTACCACGAAATAAAACATTGTTGCTTGGCGCTTCATCGATTTCTTCTCCATTAAGTTTTTTGTATACGGTATTAATTAATTTTTTTCCTTTAAATGAAAGCTCGTATAATGTCTTTTGGTTTTTGTAACGTTTTCTCCATACAATAATCCAGTTGTCACGCAACAACCTGTCAAACCTATTTTTATCCCACGACATAATTTGCCCGAAATCTTTAAATTTTTTTTTATCAAAAATTTCTTCGCTATATAAAAACAACATCATCTCTAAGTCAGGGGTACTAATGCCATGGACGGCTTTTACCCAAAACCTTACCACGCGCCAGTATTTTAAATAATCGTGTGTAGGTTCTTTTCTATCGTAGTTTTTGCGGAATCTTTTTTCAAAACGTGTCATTAAATTTATTAGTATATTTGCATTAGTATTTGTAAAAGTACAGAATAAAACTAATTGGGCGAAATCTTCCTCCCATATTTTAAATTAGGAAGGTATAATATAAAATACAAAACAATGGCTAACAAACAAGGATACAACGCAAGACTTGATGAATCCATCGGTGGTAGACACAGAGGAGGGCATTCACAATCTTTAAAAGATCGTAGAGATGAATCAAAAGCTATGTCTAAAAAATTTTCTGGTCACGCTTATGGCGCAGACAAAGGAATGGACTATAATAAGATTCCTATGAAAAACCATGCTATTGACCGTTTAAGTTAATAACGATGAGCAGATTTCAAGCGTTAGTAAACAAACTTATAGGTCAAGGTAAGTCTCCTAGCTCTGCAAGAAAAATTGCTTATTCTATTGGCGTAAAAAAATACGGCAAAGCAGGAATGGCAAGAAAAGCAGCGGCAGGAAGAAGACGAGCTAGAAAAGGAAGATAAATTTAATTCAATGAAATCAAAAGGACTAGGTGATACTATAGAAAAAATCACCAAGGCTACTGGTATAAAAAAAGTAGTCGACGCAGTGGCAACAGCGACAAATAGTGATTGTGGCTGCGCTAAAAGGAAAGAAGCGTTAAATCGTGCCGTTCCTTATAAAGATAAAAATTAAAGTATAAAACAAAAAGTAACATGGCATATCAAAAATTACAAGCCTATAGAGCAGCTTCAGTTACTCCTTCTGATACGGTAAACATACCAGCGATAACAGGAGGTGAAAACAACGGTTGCGTGTTATATATTGGAACAGCAGGCAATGCGCGTGTGTTAACCGTAGGAGGAGACGACGTGACATTCAACGGACTCAATACAGGAGCGTTTATTCCTGTTCAAGTAATGAGAGTCTACGCTACTGGAACTACTGCTTCTAATATATTAGCGTTGTGGTAAAATGGGTTTAGCGATTATAATAGGAAATCTTATTTCAAGGAACGTCCCCCCTGGATTTCCTCCTGCAGGGAGTGATGAAATTGTAACCGAAACAGGTGTGCAGATGGTTACAGAAACAGGGTCGAATGACTTAATAACCGAATATTAACCATGGCAGTAAAATTTTCGCAATTTAATGTAGAAACTGATGTCGCTAATGTAGGATACTTGGTGGGATATGACGGTACGGATAACGTACAAATTACCCCCGCAAATCTTATTTCAAGCTCTTCAATTATTGATGGCAGCGGCACAGCCACCAAGCTCCCAAAATGGGTGGACGCAGAAACCCTTACCGATTCTATCTTAACCGAAGACCCAACGGGTTTTATTACTGTAGGGGGAAATTGTGTAATTACAGGTAATGTAACAGCTGATACAGGAAGTAAAATAACAAGTTCTTCAACAGATACTACTTTTAGTATTGAAACAACAAGTGGAACAACTATATTTCCAATATTAGATTTTGTAAGCAGTCATACTACGGCAGGATCAAGAATTAGGGTTGATGGCACAGATGTAATTGCTTTAGACAAATCTCAAAATGTGACTCTAAACGGAGGCTCACTTACTATTAACCGTTCTACAACCAATTCAGAAGCAGGCATTATAGACTTTGATAGCGGCGGCTTTGAGTTTACAGCAGACGCCGCAGGAACAGGATACCCTATTACTTTTAATGGCGGAACAAGTGGTAGTGTGGCCGAGCTTATGAGAATACAGCCTAATGGAAATGTTGGAATAGGAGTTACACCTGAAGCGTGGACAGTATTTAGTCCTGTTTTAAGAGTAGGCACAGGTGGTGCATTAACAGGTACAAGCACAACTAATTTTAGAATGTTTGCAAACACTTATTATGATGGTTCTTATAAAAGAATTGGTACTGGTTTAGCAACACAATATGAACAAGACGGATATCACGCTTGGTCAACTGCATCATCAGATAGTGCTGATTCTACAATTACTTGGTCAGAAAAAATGAGAATTACAAATGATGGAAAAGTATTAATAGGTGCAACTACACACTCAGTAAGTTCACTACAAAGATTTGAAGTAAATTGTAATGGTGGAAAAATAGGTGCTTTTGTTACAGATAGTGATACCATTGCACCTTTATATGTTACCAATACAGGCACAACAGCTTCAAATCTTAATCCACATATTTTATTTCAAGATGCTGGTGGTAACAGAGCTTTAATGGGAATTGATTATACGGACACTCATTTGTTTATGAATGGGCATAGTGGCATTGATTTCTATACTAATATGAGTAGTCCTACTATTGCAGGAGCATTTGTAGGAAAGGCATTAGGAGTTGGGCACGGAGCAGCAGACAATTCTGGTACGGGTGGAATACACATTGAAGCAGCTTCATCAACAGACCAATTAATATTAGAGGCTACAGGAAGTGGAACTGGAAAATGGTACTTAGGCGCGAGGTCAGATAGTTTATATTTTGTAGATGTTGTTGCGGCTTCTACAAGGTTTTATTTAGATCCTAATGGTAATGCGGGGCTCGGAACGACAAGCCCAACTGCTATAGCAGGATATACATCATTAGAAATAAATCATCCAACAAATGGGGGTATATTAGACTTATCTCAAGGAGATGTCATGCGCGGTAGATTGGTTGCAACAACAACTAGTTTATCTTTAGAAACAAGCGGCTCAATACCTCACTACTTTTATTTAAATGGCCAAAACAGACTACACCTTCACACAGACGGAACTGTAGAAGCTAGTTATATAAATACAGGAGCAGCGGGATTTTATTTTAATGGAATTTCTCAAGTAGGCAATAGCGGAGTAGTAGCGGGAAATGCAACGGTATCTTTAACTTTTACGAATGTTGATGATTCGTCATTGTATATTGAATGTGTTTTTAATCACTACGGATATATAGCTGCGTATGGATGTAGTTTAGTGGCTTTATTTGCTAATGGGCCAAACCTATCAAGTCAAGAAATTCAACGCACAGATACTGCTAATGGAGGTGCTTGGTCAATAAGTAGAACTAACGGAACAACTTTTGTAGTAAGTAAAAGCGCAGGCTCGTATGCGGGCTCAGGGGCGTGGTATGTAAAAATAAACGGAAATAGAGTATATGCTTCATAAAACAAATAAAACTATGGTATATTGGTATTTTAAAAACGACACCTTTCAATACACAAGCACTAATGTAAAATTTAGTGCTCCTAAAGATTTTGTTATAATAGAATCAGAAGAAGAACCTGATTTAACAAAAACTTATGCTCTTGTAGATGGAAAAATAACCGTTACGGGTGATGCCCCAACTTTAACTACAGAACAAAGGACAGAGGTACAGTGGGCAGAGGTACGAGCAAAAAGAAATAAACTACTTACAGAAAGTGATTGGACGCAGCTAGGGGATGTTCCTAAAGAAACTAAAGAGCTTTGGGAAAGTTACAGACAAGAACTTAGGGATGTAACAAATCAAGCAGACCCGTATAATATAAAATGGCCTGTGCCCCCACAATAAAAATATGAAATGAAAATAATAAACAATAAAAACTAATGGCAGTAAAGTTTTCACAATTTAATGTAGAGACAGACGTAGCAAACGTAGGGTATCTAGTAGGATATGATGGCACAGACAATGTGCAAATTACTCCTGCAAACCTTATCGCTAGTTCATCTATTATTGACGGATCAGGTACGGCTGGTAAAATTCCTAAGTGGGTAGATAGTGAAACGCTTACCGACTCTATTATGACAGAAGGCACTGGGGTTATCACACTTGCAGGAGAAATTGAAATTACAGGTAACGGCACAAATACTATAGTAACTAGTAGTACCGCAAAGTTGCTTATTGAATCTACAGGCGCTAATGGAAATGATGTGTATTTAGGATTAAAAAGCTCCGATACAACATGGTTATTAAAAACAAATAGAGGCGATGAAATTAGTGGTAACCAAGGAGATTTCTTTATAAGAGAAGACACAGCTGGAGTAAACGCCCTGATATTAGAAACAAATACAGGTAATGCAACGTTAGCAGGCACGCTATCATCGGGAGATATTACAATAGCCGTAGACGACACCCCTACAATTAATTTTAAAAAAGCAAGTAGCGCCGATGTATTAGGCCTTATTAACGTAACTACTGACGCGGGCACTGGGGGAAAGATGGTGTTTCAAACAAAAAGAAATGGAGACACGGCGTTAGATGCTGTAGTTATTGATGATGGTCAAAAGGTTGGAATAAATCAAACTTCACCAGGTTCTTTTTTCGCAAATGCTTCTCAATTAGTTATTGGAGATGGTAGTACAAGTAGGGGGATGACTATTTATAGCTCAAGTGGAGGGGATAGTCAGATATTTTTTGCAGACGGAACAACAGGCGATGAACAATATAGAGGAATATTAAGATATGAACAGTCATCAGATTCAATGGTAATGTTTACAGCAGCAACAGAAAGAATGAGAATTGAATCTGATGGTGATATAAACATAAATGGTGGCTCTATAACTGTTGAACGTAGTACAACAAATGCAGAAGCAGGCATTATAGACTTTGATAGTGGCGGGTTTGAGTTTACAGCAGATGCCGCAGGATCAGGATATCCAATTACTTTCAATGGCGGAACAAGTGGAAGTGTTGTAGAGTTTATGAGAATAGAGCCAGATGGAAATGTTGGAATTGGAACAACGAGTCCTGACGGAGCGCTTCATGTTGCAAGAACATCTTATCCCGAAACAACAGAGCTCTTAGCTCACTTTCAAACAGGCGTAAACGGCGCAACAAGCTATTTAGCCAATAGATATGTTTTAATAGAAAACACATTTACAGGGGCTGCATATCCATCACCCGCCTTAGTATTTAAAAACGTAGGGGACGCGGCTACAAACAACGTATTTTATAGCTCTATTAACAACGATGCCGCAGGAGGAATTTCTTTTCAAACAGCTGGATTACAAGCAAGTGTTGCTGTGGGAACTACCATAGGAACAACGGAGAAAATGAACCTCACAAACCTTGGAAACCTCGGTCTTGGACAAACATCTGGTTCGTATAAATTAAGGATTTTAAGTGATGCTACCTTAGATAATGGTGCTTATATTTCCGCGGGTACATCAAGTTCTAATCACGCATTGTATGTAGAAAATCTAGCAGGAAGCACTCCACTTTTAACAGTTAGGGGTGATTCAAAAGTTGGAATGGGCACTGCTGCTGTTAATTATAGTCTTGCAGTATATGGAAACTTATCTACATTTGGAACGGTATTACAAAATGTAAGCGCAACAGGAAACGGACTTTTAGTAGATTCTACAGATGGTACAAATAGTTATGTGGCAGGTGGATTTAGAACAAACGCAGGAGTTTATAAATGTGTTATATATGGAAATGGAGATTTAGCAAATGTAAACGGAAGTTATGGGGTGTATTCTGATATTAAATTAAAAGAAAATATTGAAGACGCAACCCCAAAACTTGAAGATGTTTGTAAATTAAAAGTTAGAAATTTTGATTTAAAAGAAACAAAAGAAAATCAAATTGGCTTTGTAGCTCAAGAACTAGAAGAAGTTTTTCCTTCTTTAGTTTATGAAACTGATGATACACAAGATAAAGAAGATGGTTCAATAGAAAAAACAGGAGAAAAAACTAAAGCAATTAAATCTTCAGTATTAGTTCCTATTTTAGTTAAAGCTATACAAGAATTAGAAGCTAGAGTAAAAGAATTAGAAAATAAATAACTTTGTAAAAAAAAATTATGGCGGTAAAATTTTCACAGTTTAACGTAGAGACAGACGTAGCAAACGTAGGGTATCTAGTAGGATATGATGGGACAGATAACGTTCAGATTACACCTGCTAACTTAATTGCGTCGTCTTCAATTATTGACGGAAGTGGAACTGCACAAAAAATTCCTAAATGGGTAGACGCTGAGACATTGACTGACTCTATCATGACAGAAGATCCTACTGGCCCAACAATTAGTGTAGCAGGAAATATTGATCTTACAGGAACACTAACAGGAACTACAGCTACTTTTGTTAAAGATCAAAATGCTGATTCTATAATACAATTATATAATGCTAATGCAGGAGCAGCAGCACAAGCAACTATTTATGTAGGCAATTCAAGTGCAGCAGCAGACGGTTTGTTTTTAGGTGCAAATGGAACTGGAATGACAACAGCTGGTGGTTTTGTTCAAGATGGTGCTGCCATAGGTTCAGGTACAGGCGCAAGTGGCGGTTTATCTATAATGACAAGAGCAACAGCAGACATGAGGTTCTACACCGACGGACATACTAACGAGAGAATGAGAATTAATAGTGGTGGAAATGTGGGAATTGGAATAACCACCACTCCAGTACCTAAATTAGCTATTGGAACAGGTGTGGCTAAAACAAATACAGGTGCTCAAGAATCACTTTATATAGGACAATCCAATGAGGCATCTAATTATGCCGCATTGCAAGTTTATAGTGTAGGTGGTGCATCAGCAGCAGATAGAAAATGGGTATTCCAAACCTTAGAATCAGGGGTTGCTAATGCAGGAAACCTTGTTTTACAACAAGATGGTGGGTATGTTGGAATTGGCACAACCCCACAATTTAATAGAGAATTATTAGTAAAAGGAGAAATAGCAGCTTTTGCATCAGATAGTGGAGATAACCAACTTTTAATGGCTGCAACTTCTACACAAACAAATATATCAGCAACTTATGGAAGTGCTGGTAGTTATGTGCCTATGGAATTTGAAACAGGTGGTGCAGTAAGAATGACTATTGATTCAAGTGGAAATGTAGATATTGGTGGTGTAGGTGGCTCTGCTGTGAGGTTTACAGCTAGAGGCAGCACAACAGATACAACAGCTTATTCAATAGAAGGCTGCGATAGTGCAGGTGCAACAAAATTTCTTGTAAGAAATGATGGTGCTGTTTATTTTGGTGGCTTATATTGTAGTGCAACCGATGCTTCTGGCACATTTCAACTTACAAACGCTAATGTAAATGGTGGGTATGCAATTTATACAAGAAATGCTAGTAGCACCTATATAAATGCTTTACAACTAGATGGAGATGGTTATGCAACTTTAGTAACAGGAAACTCTGGTAATATTGTTACAAATGATGCAAACGGCTACCCAAGAATAACATTAAATGGAGCTTCTGCTCAATTAGGATTATTTAGGTCTGGTAGTTCTATTGGGGGAATGTATATAGGCGCTGATTCAAATGGATTACAAATAAGAGACGATGCTTTTGCAACTAAAATGCAAATTTCAAATGGTGGAAAAGTTACAATAGGAGGAACTCCAGACACAAACTATGCTTTATATGTAATAGATGCTAATAACAGAACTCAATCAACAGCTCAATTTCATATTAACGGTAGTGGCTATAGTACCTTTCATTGGTTAGATGCCACGGCTTATTATATAACCCAAAACTCTAACATAAGAAGTATAAGGCTTTACTCTGGAACAACTGGCGGTGTAGAACTAGCTGCTGGGGGAACTTCGTGGGGTACTTTTTCAGATGAAACAGAAAAAGAAAATATAAAACCTCTTGATAGTGTTTTAGATAAAATTAAAGATTATAGATGTGTTAAATTTAATTTTAAAGATGACGAAGAAAAAGAAACAAAAATTGGATTTATAGCACAGGATTGGGAAAATGATTTTGCTGAAACAGTTTATAAAAGTAAAAACAGAAACGAAGAAGAAAAGTTGGCTATGAAATATACTGAAACAATGCCAGTTTTATTAAAAGCTATACAAGAATTAAAAGCAGAAATTGATGAACTTAAAAACAAATAATATGAAAAAAATAATTATACTTTTTGTATTGTTGTCTGGGTGTGCTTTACCTACCTCAAACACTACAAGCTCTGACCAAGCTGACTCTGTGGGTGTTGATAGCGTAGAAGTCGTTCAAGACACAATTAAAAACTAAAAATATATTAGTTATATTTGTATAAAATTTAAACCCCTTTATTATGGCAAATACATACACATGGGATTGTAAAACAGTAAATGCGTATATTGAGAAAGACGGTAACTCAGATGTGATATACTGTATTCATTATAGACTTACAGCAGCCTCAGACCAAAAAGATAAAAATGATAATTTTTATTCAGCTACGAGCATTGGCACGTGTCAGATTAACACCGATGATATTAAAGATTTTATACCATTTAAAGATATTACAAATACATGGGCTACCACACAAACAGAAGAGTCGTTAGGTGAGGATCAAGTAAAAGCTATAAAGGATACTTTGGATAGACAAATTGAAAATCTTATAAATCCTACGGAAGTTACCTTACAGATTGAATCTTAATAGTCTGAGCGACATATCAGAAGATTTATTATCTTTGCATTTGTAATGAAATTTTATCAAACAAACAGCTGGTTAGCAAAAATAAAGGTAAATTATATACTTATAAATGAAAGAGATAAACGAAAATACTCTTATCCCTATATCTATTAAAAACATAATTGGGATTGCTATATCTTTAGCAGCATTGATAGGAATGTATTTTTCTCTTAAAGCAGAAATTGTAGAAGCTAAAAAACTCCCCGTACCTAACATCACACAAGAAGAAGTGTTGTTTCAAGATGAGTTGATTCGCTCTGCTATTATAAATACTGAAAAAGAAGTTACCCAAGTTAAATCAGACATAACAGAAATAAAAGAAACGTTAAACAAACTAGACGAGAGGTTATATCGTTTAAGTAAACAATAATATTATGCCAGAAGAAATTTTACAAAAATCCGTAGGAATAGATTTAGATGGAGATAAAAAACCTGATATTAAAGTAGACATCAAAAGTATTTTAATTGTAGGTGGATTCCTTATTTCAGGAGCAATGTCTTACAGTAATCTTAAACAAGAAATTGAAATTGCTAAAGAATTGCCTGTTGTAGAAATAAAACAAGACGAAGTAGTAAATCAAAAAATTGAGTTTATGCAACTAGAAATTGAAAAGCTAGAAAAAAAAATTGAAAATATTGAAGACAAGGTATATAAACGCTGATGGCTCGCAGAAATATTGGATTTAACTCATCATATTTTAGAAAGCCTAAAAAAAAAAGAAGAGGAATCCACTCTAAAAATTTAAGCAGAGGAAAGCATCCTGCCAACCATCAATATAAAAAACCTTATAATAGACAAGGAAGATAATGTATAAAATAATTGTTTTAAGTTTATTTTTGGTGTTAAGTGGTTGTCACTCAATGCAAAAAGTATTTTATGATAATTTATATTTTTTTAAACATCACGACTCCCGTTTAGCGTATCAACATTATCATATAAAAAGAGACGTAGTGAATAGTCAAACTTATGAGCGTTATTTGCCTGTAGCCAACTATGCTTGGCAGCACGACACAGGCAAGCGCTCTATTTATTATCCTTCACAATTTAATCAACTCAACTCTAATTTCGTCTATAAATTAAACACTAAGGGTAGGCGTATAAGAAAGAGCACATATACTTCATCATCAGGGGGAGGAAGCTCTAGGGGAATAAACCAATAAATTTAGTATTTTTACCAAAAGAATAAATAAAGAATAATGTCCAAGCGACGTGACAGCCGATTAACAAAAGCGGGTGTAAGCGGTTATAACAAACCTAAAAAAACACCTAACCACCCACGCAAATCTCACGTGGTGGTAGCTAAAGCAGGAGGGCGTATAAAGCTTATTAGGTTTGGTCAACAAGGAGTGACAACAGCAGGAAAGAAACAAGACGCTAAATCAAAAGCTAGACGTAGAAGCTTTAAGGCAAGACACGCAAAAAATATAGCTAAAGGGAAAATGAGTGCGGCATATTGGGCAAATAAAGTAAAGTGGTAAAACATGCCTAATGGACGCAAAAGAAAGAAAAAAAAAGTTAAAAAGCATCTTAGAAAAAAAAGACTAAAGATGCACAGACATAAAAAGAAAAAAAGATAATGACTATCTTAGCAATAACATTAATGGTATTAAGCGCAGGGCTAATTGTATATGCGTTAGTTTCTGCTCATAATAAAAAACAATGACTAATATATTAGGAAAAATATTTGGTAATGCTGCAGGGGGGATTGTAGAAAAACTAGGAAACGTAGCGGATAAGTTTATAACTACAGGCGATGAAAAAAGAAAGTTTCAAAAAGAAATGGAAACATTATTTATTGAAGCAGAAGCAAAAATGCAGGAAAACGTTACCCGAAGGTGGGAGGCAGACTTACGATATGGAAACTGGCTTACTCGTTCAGTAAGACCTTTGGTGTTGATTTTTTTAATTTTATCTACAGTGATTTTAGTCTTTATAGACTCAGGTTCTCTTAAGTTTGAGGTGGCAGACAAGTGGGTAGATTTGTTGCAACTTACTCTTATTACAACCGTAGGAGCTTTTTTTGGAGGAAGGTCATACGAAAAAGGACAACAAATAAGAAAAAAATAATTTTTCAATCTTTTTTTTTTACTATCTTTGTAGAAATTAAATTTAAAAAAAATGGCAAATAAAATAACAGAACAAGAATTAAAATCTATTCAAGAAATAAACGAAAAGTTTGTTAAACTAAAAGCTCAGCTGGGAGAGGTGTCAATACAAAAACATATATTGTTACACCAAGCGGATATGATACGAGAAGAGTTTATGAGTATTGAAAAAGGACTTATACAACATTATGGAGAGAACACAGTAATTAATCTTCAAACAGGAGAAATAAAAGAAAAAGAAAGTGAAGAAGAAAAACCAAAAAGTGAAACAAAAACAATAGATGGCTAAAATTAGTACATATCAAACCGTTACCCCTGCTGCTACCGATTTAGTATTAGGAACAGATGTAGGCTCTAGCAATGCAACCAAAAACTTTACTGCACAAAGTATTGCTGATTTGGCTGTTGTATCTCTAGGAGATTTAATTCCTACAACTGACGACACGTATGATATTGGATCAACTACCGCGCAATGGAAAGATTTGTATCTTAAAGGGGTAGCTTATTTTAACGGATCAATAGCGGGAACGGCTTTAATTACAGATGTAAATTTAGTAGGAGCAGCCAATACAAATATTGGCTCAACCTTAGCCCTTAAAACATATATCGACGCGCAAGTTACAGCATCCGACTTAGATTTTACGGGAGACGATCTTACGGCAATAAACTCGGTAGATTTGGATTCTCAAAATTTTACAATAGCAGGAACTGCTAACGAAATTGAAACTACTACTGTAGTGCCCTCTCAAACATTAACTATCGGACTTACTGATGACGTAACTATTACAAATACTCTTACGCTTAATAATGGAGCAGCTAGTGCGTCAACCTTAAACATCGTCAATACAGGTCAAACTGAAATTTCTTTTACAGGAACAGCAGGAAACACTGAGATTTTTTCTGCCACAAATGGGGCGATGCAAATTGGAACAACCTCAGCAACAGGCTATATACAATTATACACAAACAACACCCTTCGTTCTACTATGGCGGAAAATGGAGACATGAATGTTCTGCAGAAATTTAGTGTTGGTAAGGCCCTTACGACTAACTCTCTTAAATTTTCAGTAGCTAACACTACAGGAGCAGGCGCTACTACAGTATTAGATACTGATAGCGCAACAGTACAAATTGTAGACACATCTGGAGGAGCACATACCTTTACTTTACCTTCAGCAGCAGCTACAGGCGTTTCTGGAATGGTGTTTATATTTATTGCTACTAACGCAGCTAATAATATTACGGTGCAACGAGCAGGTTCAGATACTATAGAAGGAAACACTAGCGTTAATATACTTTACGGATGGAGCGCTCCCCCTTACAGAATGTTAGTTTCTAATGGGGTTAATTTGTGGTCATCAATTTAAAATTTAATATAAATTAAATGGATATTAGAAAAATATCAATAGGCCCTGATTACAAATCTGGGGCAATGCACTATATCTCTAATCAAGAGGTGTTAGGTGGCTCATATAAAATACATCTTATTCAATATGACAAAGACTCTTGTTCTTATAAAATCTGGATACAACAAGAAGATGAAATTGTATTGTGGAAAGAGTTTAACCAGGTGATGCCTGTTTCAGTAGAATATAACATTAATTTTTAATGCAATCTCCTTTTTATTTTATTGTTACTCCTGTTAATAATAAAAGATATAACAACACCAAAAAAGTAGGAAAAGTAGAGTTAATTACAAGCACGTCTCAAGAAGACCATAAAGCATCCAATCGTTTTTGTACAGTAGTAGAAGTTCCTTTAGGATACAAAGGAGAAATAGTAAAGGGAGATACTTTGGTGGTGCATCATAATGTTTTTAAATACTACTACGACATGAAGGGAAGAGAGCGTAGCGGAAGAAGTTTTTTTAAAGAAAATTTATTTTTTGTAGATTTTGATCAGTTTTTTTTATACAAACATAAAGGAGAATGGAGGTCTCATTCTAAATATTGTTTTATCAAGCCGATACCGTTAGAAGATTCTATAATTTTAAAGGGAGGAAACGAAGAGCCTTTGTTAGGAACGATACGTTATGGAAACGTAGAGTTAGAAAAATTAGGAGTAAAAGTTAATGATAGAGTTTCTTTTACCCCAGAAAGTGAATATGAGTTTTATATAGACGATGAAAAGTTATATAGAATGTTTACAAATAACATTACAATTAAATTATGAAAACAGAAGATATAAAATTACAAATTATTGAAGCAGGAAGAAAAGCTGTAAAACAACTAATTAAAGTAGCTAAAGAAGATATTATTAAACCTGATCCTGATGATGAGTTGGCAGCTGATAGATTAAAAAACGCTGCGGCAACAAAAAAACTAGCTATCTTTGATGCGTTTGAAATTCTTTCTCGCATTGAAGCTGAAAAAGAAATTATAGACAGTCCTATTTCTAACACTAAAAATACTCAAGGTTTTGCAGAAAGAAAATCTAAATAATCTTTATACTATAGAAAATACGGTTGTTCCTAATAGGGTTAAAAAAAATAAAAACAAACGTCAAAATTGGGAATATGGGTATAATAAAAAATATGATATAGTAATTATTTCTAAAGATGGAACGTTAGGAGACATATATAACATCAATGGTTTATTAATAGGACTACCTTATACTCCTAAAATTTGTTATAAAAGAAATGATAAACCTCATAATCAATATTGGGTAAGGTTTTCTTATCCTAAAATCTTAGACAGAATTAAATCTATATTTCAATGGAATGAAATGAGCAACGTGTTTAAACAGCAGTGGATTAATTACATTGAAAAAGAATTTGACCGAAGAGAAAAAGGAATGTGGTTTATGAATAACGGCATCCCCACCTACATCACAGGAACGCACTATATGTATTTACAGTGGACAAAAATAGATGTAGGATATCCTGATTATCGAGAAGCTAATAGAATATTTTATATTTTTTGGGAAGCATGTAAAGCTGATAGCCGTTCGTTTGGAATGTGTTATTTAAAAATAAGAAGATCGGGATTTTCTTTTATGGGTTCTTGTGAGGGAGTAAATACAGCCACTATTTCAAGAGACGCTAGAATAGGAATTTTATCTAAAACAGGGGGAGATGCTAAAAAAATGTTTACGGATAAGGTTGTTCCTATATCTAACAACTACCCTTTCTTTTTTAAACCTATTCAGGATGGTATGGATAAACCTAAAACAGAATTAGCCTATCGTGTGCCTGCATCTAAGATTACAAAAAAGAACATGTATAATGTTGAAGTAGAAGAGCTAGAAGGTTTAGACACCACCATAGACTGGAAAAATACTTCAGACAATAGTTATGATGGAGAAAAATTACAACTTTTAATTCATGACGAGTCAGGAAAATGGGAAAAGCCAGAAAATATTTTAAACAACTGGAGGGTAACAAAAACATGTTTACGATTAGGAAGTAAAATTATTGGAAAATGTATGATGGGCTCTACATCCAATGCGTTAGATAAAGGAGGAAATAATTTTAAAACATTATTTAATGACTCCCATGTAACAACACGAAATGCAAACGGGGAAACAAAATCAGGATTATATTCTTTATTTATTCCTATGGAATGGAACTTTGAAGGGTATATAGACAAACATGGCATGCCTGTTTTTTATACGCCTGAAAAAAGTGTGAAAGGAATAGATAAAGAAAATATAAACTTAGGTTCAATAAATTATTGGGAAAACGAAGTAAGTTCTTTAAAAAGTGACGCTGATGCTTTAAATGAATTTTATCGTCAATTTCCTCGCACCGAATCACATGCGTTTAGGGATGAAAGCAAGCAGTCTTTATTTAACTTAACTAAAATTTATCAACAAATAGATTATAATGATTCTTTAATTAAAGAACATTTTTTAACACGAGGATCGTTTCATTGGCAAAATGGAGAAGTAGATAGTAAAGTAATTTGGACACCTAATAATAAAGGTAGGTTTTTAGTTTCATGGCTTCCTGAAAAATCTTTACAAAATAATGTATCCATACGACAAGGAAAAAAATATCCAGGGAATGAACATATTGGCTCATTTGGCTGTGACTCTTATGATATATCAGGAACAGTGGGAGGTAGAGGGTCAAATGGTGCGTTACATGGAATGACAAAATTTAATATGGACAATGCGCCTAGCTCAGAGTTTTTTTTAGAATACGTAGCTCGTCCTCAAACTGCAGAGATATTTTTTGAAGAAGTGTTAATGGCTTGTGTGTTTTATGGAATGCCTATTTTAGCGGAAAATAATAAACCTCGTTTGTTGTATCATTTTAAAAATAGAGGCTATCGCAACTTTAGTTTAAACCGTCCAGATAGAACTTACAACAAACTATCTAAAAGTGAAAAAGAATTAGGTGGAATACCTAATAGCTCAGAAGATGTCAAGCAGTCACACGCCACTGCCATTGAGTCTTATATAGAAAAACATGTGGGCTTAGATATGACAGGGTCATACAGAGAACAAGGAGATATGGGAACAATGTATTTTACGCGTACGTTAGAAGATTGGGCGCGGTTTAATATTAATAACAGAACTAAATATGATGCTACAATTAGTGCGGGATTAGCGATTATGGCAAACCAAAAACATGTTTATACTCCCCAAGAAAAAAAATCAAAAATAAGCATTAACTTTGCAAGATATAACAACCGAGGTTCTCTTAGTGAAATATTACAATAAATGAAAGATATAAAAATCGAAATATCAAATGTTGGGTTTCCTAGTCAATTTGTTTCTGACCGTGAAAAAGCTACCGAAGAGTTTGGTTTGCAAATAGGACAAGCAATTCAGTATGAGTGGTTTAGAAAAGACAGCAACCAATGTCGTTTTTATTCTCAATGGAGAGATTATATGAGATTGCGTTTGTATGCTAGAGGTGAGCAGTCAATCGCTAAATATAAAAATGAATTAGCTGTAGATGGGGATTTATCTTATTTAAATTTAGACTGGACTCCTGTACCTATTATCCCTAAGTTTGTAGACATTGTGGTAAACGGCATGTCTGACCGTTTATTTAGTGTAAAAGCGTATGCTCAAGATGCTCTTTCTGCAGAAAAAAGAAACGCCTATCAAGACATGATAGAAGGTGATATGATAGCAAAACCTTTGTTAGACCAAATTCAAACTGACTTTGGTGTTGACCCTTTTTTAACTGACCCAGAAAACTTACCTGAAACCGATGAAGAATTAGCTTTATATATGCAGTTAAATTATAAACCTGGCATAGAAATTGCAGAAGAAGAAGCGATTAACACGATTTTAGAAGACAATCATTTTATTGATATTAAAAAACGTGTGGATTATGATTTAACAGTCTTAGGTTTAGGGGTGGTAAAACATGAGTTTTTACCTGGTAACGGTGTCACAGTAAGTTATGTAGATCCAGCTAACGTGGTGTACAGTTACACCGAAGATCCTTACTTTAAAGATTGTTTTTATTGGGGAGAAATTAAAACTGTTCCTTTAACTGAGCTAATTAAAATTGACCCAAGCTTAACAACTGAAGATTTAAAAGAAATTTCATTACATAGTCAAACGTGGTATGATTATTTTAATGTTGCTCAATATTACGAGAATAGTGTTTTTTATAGAGATACAGCTACCCTATTGTATTTTTCTTATAAGACAACTAAAAAGTTTGTTTATAAAAAGAAAAACCTTGGAGGTAACGCGTCTCGTGTTATTGAAAAAGACGACACGTTTAATCCTCCTGAAGAGATGATGGAAGAAGGCAACTTCGAAAAAGTAGAAAAAACTATTGAAGTGTGGTATGAGGGAATTATGGTAATGGGAACAAATATTATGTTAAAGTGGGAGTTAGCAGAAAACATGGTCAGACCTAAATCAGCTTCTCAGCATGCAGTTGCTAATTATGTAGCTGTAGCTCCACGTATGTATAAAGGCGCGATTGAATCATTAGTAAGAAGAATGATTACATTTGCTGATTTAATACAAATAACTCATCTTAAACTTCAACAAGTTATTGCTCGCGTTGTTCCTGATGGTGTGTTCATAGATGCCGACGGTTTAAATGAAGTAGACTTAGGCACAGGGAACGCTTACAATCCTGAAGACGCGTTGCGTTTATATTTCCAAACAGGTAGTGTGGTGGGAAGAAGTTATACCCAAGATGGTGAGTTTAATAATGCTCGAGTTCCTATTCAACAATTAACCTCTAACAGCGGCCAAGCTAAAATTCAAAGTTTAATTGGTAGTTATAATCATTATTTAGATATGCTGCGTGGTGTCACAGGTTTAAATGAAGCGCGCGACGGATCAAGTCCTGATCCAAATGCTTTAGTGGGGGTTCAAAAACTCGCTGCTTTAAATTCTAATACAGCCACTCGTCACATTTTAGAAGGAGGCCTTTTCTTAACTCGAAGACTAGCAGAAGGATTGGCGTGTAGAGTAGCAGATATTTTAGAGTATTCTAATTTCAAAGAAGAGTTTACGTTACAAATTGGAAAATATAATGTAGCAATTTTAGATGATATAAAAGATTTGTATTTATATGACTTTGGAATTTTTATAGAAATATCTCCCGATGAAGAACAAAAAGCTCAATTAGAACAAAATATACAAATGGCGTTATCTAAGAATGATATAAACCTAGAAGACGCAATAGATATTCGTGAAGTAAAAAATGTAAAAATGGCTAATCAACTTTTAAAGTTGAAAAGAAAACAAAAACAAGATGCAGACCAACAACGAGCTATGGAGTTAAAACAAATGGATGCACAAACAAAAATGCAAGTTCAACAAATGCAAGCACAACAAGAAGCACAAAAAATGCAGTTTGAAGCAGAAAATGAAATGAGAATAAAACAAGCTGAAATTGCGTTTGATATAGAAAAAATGAAAAATGAAGCGGTATTAAAATCTCAGTTAATGGAAAAAGAATATCAATATAACTTAGGCTTAAAAGGAATACAAGAATCTCAAATTAATTCACGAGAAAAAGAAAGAGAAAAAGCAAAAGATAAAAGAATTAGTCAAGCGAACACGCAACAATCACAATTAATTAATCAACGTAAAAACAACCTTCCTCCTATTGACTTTGAATCTAACGAAGATAGTTTAGATGGATTTGATTTAGCACAATTTGAGCCTAGATAATGCTTAAATTAAGTAGATAAAATTTGTATAACTTTGTAAAAATTTAATGTAATGGAAATAAAAGTAAAAGACCTAGGGATGGTCGAAGAAAAATCCCAACAAGAAGTTGAAAAAGAACTTTTAGAAAAACACGAAGAAAAACAAGAAGGGGCGGAAAAAGATAGCCCAGAGAAGCCTAATATAAAAGAGGCAAAAGATTTAGGAAAAGAGAATAAAGAAGAAGAGTCTTCTACTCCTCCTAAAGACCTAAAGGTGGATTTAAGTAAAAAAGAAAAAAAAATACCTGAAGCACCACCTGAGGTAAAAGAAGAAAAAAAAGAGGAAGTTGTCGAACAACCTCCACTAAATGAAGAAGATGTTCTTTCATTTATTGAAAACAAATACGGAAAGAAAATTAACTCAATTAATGAGTTAGTTGAAGAGCAAGAAAAGTCTGAAGAATTACCTGAAGACGTTATGGCTTACTTTAAGTATAAAAAAGAAACTGGTAGGAATATTGAAGATTTTGTTAATATGACAAAAGATATTTCAGATGTTCCTGCTGATGCTTTATTAGCTCGTTATTATAAACAAACAGAAGTTGGGTTGGATGATAGTGATATCAAAGATTTAATGGAAGATAAATTTGGTTATGATAAAGAGGTAGATGAAGAAAGGGAAGTGAAGAAAAGAATGCGAGCTAAAAAAAGAGAACTTGCTAAGGCTAAAAAGTATTTTGCTGATATGCAAGAAACATATAAAGTTCCTCTTGAGTCAAAAGGAACTGTTTCTGAGCAAGACGCAGAGCAGCTTAAAGCTTATAAGCAATATTTAAATGAAGCACAAAGTATCCAAGAGGAGAATAAGCGCAAATCAGAATGGTTTTTAAACCAAACAGATCAAGTGTTTAACAATGAGTTCAAAGGTTTTGAGTTCGATATCAACAATAAAAAAATTACTTATTCACCAGGAGATGCGGCAGAATTAAAAAAATCTCAATCAGATATATCTGTTTTTATAAACAGATTTTTAGACGATAAAGGTTTAATGAAAGATGCCACAGGATATCACAAAGCTTTAGCTCTGGCAATGAATCCAGAACGCTTTGCTGAGTTCTTTTATGAACAAGGAAAAGCAGAGGGCATTGATGATGTAGTGAAAAATTCGAAAAATGTAAATTTAGATATTCGAAAATCACCACAAAGCATTAATAAATCTCAAGGAATCAAGGTCGTATCTTTAAGCCAAAACCACGGTAGAGGATTAAAGATTAGGAGCGCCAATAAAAATAGAAGTTAAACATTTAAAATAAATAAATTATGCCTGGAAGCGTACAAGCAGCACCTGGTTTTGACTTACAACCAAGTGCGGAGAGGGTAGCCCTCTCGACGAATTATATAAATAATTTCAATTTTTTGAATCAGTATCTACCTGATACTTATGAAAAAGAATTTGAAAGATATGGCAATAGAACTATTGCCGCATTTTTAAGAATGGTAGGAGCAGAAATGCCTTCTAACTCTGACCTTATTAAATGGGCAGAGCAAGGTAGACTGCATACTAAATATACTAATGTTACTTCTGCTGCGGTAGCAGGAACTGACGACGGCGCAGTATGGACTGTAAACGATGCGTTAGACCCTGGCACAGGAGGAATTAACATTAGAATTGGACAAACTGTATTTATCTCTGATAGCACAGCTGGTTCTACTTTTGAAAACAAAGCAGTTGTTACTGCAGTAAATTATGCTGCGGGAACATTTACAGCTGCATACTATGAGGCTGGCGGCCAAACAATGGGAGCAGGAGTACAATGTGCTGTTTATGTGTATGGTTCTGAATTTAACAAAGGAACTAGTGGAATGGCCGAATCAGTAGAATCTGATGATGTGTTTTTTGATAATAAACCTATTATCATCAAAGACAAATATTCAGTATCTGGATCAGACATGGCTCAAATTGGATGGGTAGAAATTACTACTGAAGATGGAGCTTCAGGATACTTATGGTATCTAAAATCAGAGCATGAAACAAGATTACGTTTCGACGACTATCTTGAAATGGCAATGATTGAAGCAGTGCCTGCGGATGCAGCTTCTGGAGCTGGTGGTTACTTCCAAGGAGTAGCAGCAGCAGCTTCTGCAGCTAACTTAAACGGTTCAGACGGATTGTTCTATGTAATTAATGCAAGAGGAAACGTTTGGGGCGGTGGAAACCCAACTGCTCTAGCTGATTTTGATGCAATTATCTCAAGATTAGACAAACAAGGCGCAATAGAAGAAAATGTCATCTTTGCAAACAGAGATTTTATCTTTGACATGGATGATATGTTAGCAGCTCAAAATTCTCATGGAGCTGGTGGTACTTCTTATGGTCTTTTTGACAACGATGAAGATATGGCGTTGAATTTAGGATTCAGTGGTTTTAGAAGAGGTTACGACTTCTACAAAACAGACTGGAAATATTTAAACGATGCTGCTCTTAGAGGCGGTATTGTAGGGGGTAAAATTAATGGTGTTCTTGTTCCAGCTGGTTCAACATCTGTGTATGATCAAATTCTTGGTAAAAATGCTAAGAGACCTTTCTTACACGTTAGATATAGAGCTAGTGAGACTGAAGACAGAAGGTACAAAACTTGGATCACAGGTTCTGCTGGTGGCGCTGCTACAAGCGATCTTGATGCAATGGAAGTACATTTCTTATCAGAAAGAGCTCTATGTACTCTCGGTGCTAACAATTTCTTCTTATTTAAAGAAGCTTAGGATTTAGCATAATCACACAAAAAAAGAAGGGGAGAGTTTTTCTCTCCCCCTTTTTTTATTTTTAACTTTAATTAAATTTTATCAAATGGAAAAAATAAAATCAAAAAAAAACAAATCAAAGGAGAAGGCGTTTCAATCAGAAACAGTTAAAAAATCCGCTCCTGAACAGAATGAAGTTCCTATAAAAGATAGGTTTTACGTTCTCACTGATGAGATGCAACCTTTAACTTATATGTTGGCATCTCGAAATACTCGTAGATTTCCTTTAATGCACTTTGATGGTAAAGTAAATAGGGCGTTACGTTATGCGCGTAATCAAAAAAGCCCTTTTGAAGATGAGCAAGACGGAAATGCTATTTTAGAGCCTATTATGTTTGAAGACGGCTCACTACATGTGCCTGCTAACAATCCTGTATTACAACAGTTTTTAGAACTACACCCTTTAAATGGAAAAGCTTTTAAAGAAGTAGACAATTCTTTAGACGCTAAAGTAGAAATGGATACTCTTAACTATGAGGTAGACGCTTTAATTGCGGCTCGTGATTTAGAGATAGGTATGGTAGAAAGCATTGCAAGAGTATACCTTGGACAAAATGTAGAAACCGTATCAAACGCAGAATTAAAAAGAGATGTGTTGGTGTTTGCTAAAACCCAACCAAAAGATTTTCTCAATGCGTTAGATGATCCAATGTTGCGTTTACAAAATACTGCAGCTAAATTTTTTAGTGAATCTTTGGTAATATTAAAAAATAACAATAAAGATATTTGTTTTAACCTAAAAGGAAATAAAAACAAAATTCTTACTGTTCCTTACGGAGAACAGCCTGTTTATATATTAGCTTCTTATTTACAATCGGATGAGGGAATAGAGACATTAAAAATGCTAGAAAAGAAACTAAAAGATTAGTTATCTTTGTGATGAGAATATTCTCACAAAACCCTTAAATTTTTTTACTATGCAAAAGTATTTAAGTATCCCAGTAAAGAATGAGGACAATCAACTTGTTCTTATTAACGAAGTAGCTATTGTTGAACAAACATCTACAACTGCGGTTGATATTCATTATACTTCAGGAAAAAAGTGCACTATTGCTCATGATACAATGGCGGCTAACAATGAAGAAATAAGGAATAAAATTCAAGATAATATCTTGTCAGCACTACAGTTAAGTTGGCAAAAGCCATCTGTGCAGGTAAGTTTATCAGGAATAACTGATGCTGGTGGCGCAGTGCCTGAAATTTCAGGTATTAGCTTCTCATAACAGTTAATAGCTTTAAATATCAAAAAGAGGTTAAAAAAATTTAGCCTCTTTTTTTTTAATTATCTTTGTAGAAAAGATATTTCTATGATTGATTCAGTAAGACAAACTGTATTGGCAATAGCAAACAAAAACAATTACGGGTACATTTCTCCTGGTGATTTTAACTTGTTTGCACAACAAGCACAACTCGATATTTTTGAAGATTATTTCTATCAATATAACCAGTGGTTGAGCTCAGAAAACCTACGTACAGCCATTGCTAAACGTACAGTAAATAACTCAGGATATGCGGATATAAACAAAGGGTTATTAGAAGTAATGGATAGTTTTTCTGCAGAAGTATTTTTAGATCAAACTGTAGCCAACTTAAATAACGCTAACTTATATAGCCTTCCTTCTGATTATTATTTTATAAACAAAATTTTTTATTATCCCGCCGAACTATTTAATGGTACAACCACAGGCGCACAAGGATACAAACTTATTGATGGGGGTCAAACATTTTCTACTATTCCTGCAATTTCACCTGCTGTCGGGAGTATTGTAGTGAACACCAGTTCCGCTCCTATATCGAAGGCGTATGTTACTGCAGTTGATAGCGCCACCACTTTAAGTTTAAGTGAGGATATAATGGCAGCAGGACAAAATTATGTTATATACAACGCTGATCAAATAAGAGAAGTAGAGCGTGTAACACAAAACAAAATTTTTTATTTAACTAGCTCATCGCTTACTGCCCCTACTAGTGAGTATCCGTGTTATGTGTTAGGTGGAGCAACCTCTACAGGAACAGGAAATACTGTAACGGTATACCCAAGCACTATCAGACAAAAAGGCGCAGTTCAAGCACAATATGTTAGGTATCCACTTACTCCTAAATGGACATATACTAATGTGGTTACAGGAGCACCTGTTTTTGATCCTACAAAAGCAGACTATCAAGACTTTGAATTACCAAGCTCAGACGAACCTGATTTGGTAAATAAAATATTACAATTTGCTGGAATCTCTATTAGAGAAGGAGAAGTGTATAAATTTGGACAAGTAGAGGAAGCAAGAGAAAACCAAGAAGAAGTAGCAGAATAATATGGCTTATATAACAGATTACAAATATTACGAAAACAACGGCAATACGCCGACCGATGAAAATTGGGGTTCATATCAGTACGTCTCATTAGCAGATATTGTTAACAACTTTATGTTAATGTATGTTGGTAATGATAAATTAGTAAATGATTTAAACAGATATCAAGTGTTGTTTCATGCAAAAAGAGCAATTCAAGAATTAAATTATGATGCGTTAAAAGAAATAAAAATTTTAGAATTAGATATTGGAAATGATATTCGTTTTATTCTTCCACAAGACTATGTAAATTATGTGCGTATTTCTTTATTTAAAGACAACACCTTATTTCCGTTAACTGAAAACATTCAAACAAATTGGAGCGGCGCTTACCTACAAGATAATAATAATAAAATATTATTTGACCAAGAGGGTAATGTTTTAAAACCAGAAAACTCAGGTATTGATTTAGCTCGTTTAGATGGAAAGTTAAAAAGCCTTTATCTTAATGAAGACAGCCCTTACAATAACTGCGAAGGGTGGTGTATAGATGGAAATTGGTATTTTGAATACGGAGTAGGACAACGATACGGTTTAAATACTGAGACGGCTAATTCTAATCCTACGTTTAGCATAAACAAAAGAGGTGGGGTGATTAACTTTAGCTCTGGAATGAAAGGAGAAAAATGTATATTAGAATACGTTTCAGATGGTATGGAAAGCGGAGCAGATGGAAATGTAAATGTTAACAAGTTATTTGAAGAATATGTCTATGCTTATATAAAATATGCTATTTTAAATAGCCGCTTGGGGATTCAAGAGTATATTGTAAGAAGAGCGCAAAAAGATAAATCTTCTTTGTTACGCAATGCAAAAATACGATTAAGTAATATTCACCCTAGCAGGTTGTTAATGAACCTTAGGGGTCAAGCCAAGTGGATAAAATAGCATGGAAATACAAAAGAATTTTATATTAGGACGAATGAATAAAAGCGTTGATGAGCGTTTAGTTCGTCAAGGAGAATATGTAGACGCCATGAACGTTCGTCTAGGCTCTACAGAAAACACAGAAATCGGTTCAGTAGAAAATTCTAAAGGAAACAGTCAACTTACTACTTTACGTTATTTAGGAATTAATTTAGCTTCTACCAGTAAATGTATTGGAGTGTATGAAGACGGAGCAAATGAAACTGTATATTGGTTTGTAAAAGGGTTTCAAGGCGATGACAATTCTAATATAGATATGATTGTTTCTTTTAAAACAACTGACAACACTCTTACTTATCATGTGTTGTCTAAAACTGTTTTAAATTTTAACACAAAATATTTAATTACAGGGGTAAATAAAGTAGATGATTTATTGTTTTTTACTGACGATTATAATCCTCCTAGAAAAATAAATGTTACCCGTTCTTATCCCGCTCCTAGTGTAGCTGGTGTTGATAATATAAAAGCCGAAGATATTAACGTAATAGTTGCGCCTCCAAAAACCGCTCCTACAATTTCTTTGTTTAAAAGCAGCAACCCTGATAATTATATTGAAGATAGGTTTATTGCTTTTGCTTATAGGTATAAATATAAAGACGGAGAATATAGCGCGCTGTCTCAATTTACTGAGCCTGCATTTGTTCCAGGAACATTTCGTTTAGACCCCGCAACTTATGAAAATAATGGGATGGAAAATATTTACAATACTGTAAATATTAGTTTTGATACGGGAGGAGAAAATGTAGTCGGAATAGATTTATGTTTTAAAATGACTGACGAAACAACTATTAATGTAATAGAACGCTATACTAAAGATGATGTAGGATGGGCAGACAATAACACCCAAACTATTACTTTTGATAACGGTAAAATATATACTACATTAGGATCAGATGAGCTGCTGCGTTTGTATGATAACGTGCCGCGTTATGCTCAAGCTCAAACAATGATGGGGAATCGTTTGTTTTATGGAAATTATGTAGATGGTTACAATTTAATAGATAAAAACGACGAGAAGGTATCTTTAACTTACACTACTTCTTTACAAGAAAAAGATATTACACTAAGCACCCCCACATCTACTCTTACTAATGGATCAAATTATACGATTGACGGAACGGTTACCACTACCGATTCTCAAGCTACTATTGATATGTCGGGGTTAACTTATACGGCAGGGTCTATTTTAACTATTAATTTTACTTATATTCATTCTACATGGAGTGGCACATCAGGGGGAGTAAGCACAGGTCAAGCGGCTACGGAATTTACTTTAACTTTTACTTTATCTAACAGCTATAATAACACCTATGACATGGCGTCAAGCGCAGAGTTTGCTAACGCTTTAGGAACACCGACTAATATTCAAACTGTAGCCAATTGTGCTTTAGGAACAACTCTTACAGATATTTTTAATTGTAGTGTAACTAACCCTACAGATAGTGATAGTAATATTAGCTGGGTAAAAAATGATAGTGGAATATCGGGTGTAGGCCAATCGTATTCATCGGCATTAGCGTTAATAACTACCCCAGGAAGTGATGAAATAAAAATACAACTTCTTGCTATGAAATATACAGATACTAATCCCGCAGGAGGTACAGCTAGCCCGTTATATCAATATTTTAAATTTACTACTACTCCTGATGTAAATTTTCTTCAAGACGGAAGCATAAAAAGCTTACATAGTAATCGTGATTATGAGGTGGGTATTGTTTATATGGATGAGTACAATAGAGCAACTACCGCATTAGTATCTCAAAACAATACCGTGTTTGTTCCTGCAAGAAACTCTACAAGACAAAATTATATTAGAGCGCAACTTCCTATTACCCCACTTTTATTAGCTCCTACGTGGGCTACCAAATATAAATTTGTAGTCAAACGCTCTCAAGCAACTTACGAAACTATTTATGCAAATATTTTTTATAAAGATAGCCGTGATAATTCTGTTTATTTTAAACTAGAAAGCAACAATCAAACAATGGTTAAGGCGGGAGATAGGCTTGTAGTAAAACGAGATTGTAACGGCCCAGTAGGTCAATTAGTTACTACCGTTGCGTTAGATGTATCTTCTCAAGCAGCAGGATTTTTAACTGGAATAACAGATTCTGCAGGGAATGCAGTTGAGCCTTTAAAGGGAGTATATTTACAATTAAAACCTCGTAATTTTTCTGCAGGCAATACTGCTGATGCTGATTATTTTATTTATAACGGGCTGAAACAAGTTGAAAACCCTTCTCGAAACACTTCAAGTGGAGTATTAAAATATCCATGTTACACTTCTTCTACTGATGCGACAGGCACAACTACCTATGCTAATTATGATTTACCGCAAGGCTCTAGGGTAAAATTTACTATAATGTTAGAAAGAAATCGTGCACAAAGAGGAGCTTCTACATGTCCTTTTCTTGCTTATGAATATGAAAAAACCTTTACAGCATCAACCGATTATGATAACTTGTATGATTTTGTGATAGGAGAAGGAATAGATTTTACAGGAGGAGTTAGTATTGAGTCTGGATTTACCGTTTCTAATACTTTTAACTCTACTATTGGAAACAACACCACAAACCCAAATGACCCTGCTTTTATAAATAATGATAATCAATATCAATTTTTTTCTACTGATGGAACAGATGCGGTAGATAAACAATTAGAGCTTAGAATAAGAGGAGGAGTGGCGGCGTGTTTTGGTGATTTTGGAGGTCGAGAAAGAACATCAGTAATAAGTTGTGAGATTGAAGTGGTTAGAGCAGAAACAACAATGGTGTTTGAAACCGTTCCTATAGACGCAGATGTAGATTTATATTATGATGGAAGTAAAAATTATGATATTGTAAATGGATATCATACTGACGGGCATACTTTGTTATCAGGAACAACTACAGGAACAACTGTTAATAAATTAGTAGATAGCAGTAAAACTTTTCCGAGTATACCAAATTCTGCTACTCCGTTCATAGCTATAGGAGACACGGTGTTTAATACCACTGATAATACATCAGCTAAAATAACTGCTATTGACAGCGCAACTGTCCTTAGCTTAGACGCTGACATTATGGTTTCAGGGGAAACTTATACGATATTAACAGCTAGCGCCACCGACAATCAACCTCAAACATCAACTCAAGAAGGAATTATAAATTTAGATTTTTTTGATTGTTTTACTTTTGGAAATGGAGTAGAAAGTTATAAAATATTTGATTCACTTACAGGGCATTCTTTTAATCTAGGAGAAAGAACAACGACAGTTGCAAATCAAGAATATAAAGAAGCAGATAGGTTTGCAGGAATTACTTATAGTGGTGTGTATAACGACGAGTCTAATATTAATAATTTAAACGAGTTTAATTTAAGCTTAGCAAATTTTAAAAATTTAGAAAAATCATTTGGTAGTATTGAAATTTTACACGCTAGAGAAACAGATATATTAGTCTTACAAGAAGATAAAATATCGTATGTGCTTGCAGACAAAAATTTAATTTCAGACGCTGCGGCAGGAGGAGCGATTGTATCTACTCCTACAGTGTTAGGAACACAAATTGCTAGAACAGAAGAATATGGTATTAGCCACAACGCTGAAAGTTTTGTTGCCTATGGGTATAATAGATATTTTACTGACGCTAAAAGAGGAGCTGTTCTACAATTAAAAGGCTCTTCTTATAACACCGACAAATTAAGTGTAATTTCTGAAGCGGGCATGAGGTCATGGTTTAGAGATTTATTTAATACAAATTTTTATACACAAAAACTAGGTGGATTTGATCCTTATATGAATGAATATGTATTATCAAACAATGAAGATGCTATACCTACACCAACGGTTTGTATTGCTTGTGATACTGAGGTCTCTCAAAATGAGACTACCGATTCGTATGTGTATTGTGTAGACGCAGGCGCAACAACAGGTTTAATAACCGTAACCTATACTATAGACAGTATAGATGTAGGAAACACTATTACTGTGTCTACTACCTATAATGGCGTAGCGGCAGGATCATCAGGGGCTATCTCTGCTTCAGGAAGTTATACGTTTTCAAAAAGTTTATCTACTGTAAACCAAGTAGATGTAGCTGTTACTGCGCCAAGCGCAGGAGGAAAAGCTTCTTATACACTTAAAGTATCTTGTCCTGCTACAAATGAATTAACAATTATACAATTAGCGTTAAATGTTCCTGGGGAGTCAGGACAGCTTATTCACGATGCTTTTACATTTGGATCGGCTTACGATGAAACTCAAATTATTTTTGAAGCAGATGGAATTTCAAATTATAGAACTCAAACGGGAACTGCAGGAACAGGAGTATTTCCTTTAACAGGAGAAACGATAACGATGATATCTGAAAAACAAGTAGGGGATGATTTTGTTTTTGATAGCGCTAAAGATAAATTTAAATATTTAGTATCTAGTACGTTGTATACCGATACCGACGCTGATATTAACACTCTTATTCCTTTATTAAGTACAGCTACTCCTATTACTAATCCTTCAACAGGAAAATATCAAGCAAGCTTTACTTATACTAATGCTACTCCTGACCCATATTTATATTTAGTAAGCGATTACCGTGAGCCGACATCTGTTACGTTATGTTATCATGTATCTGATCCTGTAGACGTGTGCTGTACATGTACTTCTTCTTCTACATATTATTTAGATTCATCTACTTTAGCTACAGCAACTGCGATTTATACTGACGCAAACCTTACGACATTAGCGGCTGATGGATATTATGCTACTACACCATCTCCAACTAGCTATAGACAACAAATAGCTGGCGCGTTAACTAGCGCGGTAGCTTGTACAGGATGTGCTGTTACGTGTAATACAGGTAATGTGACTATTTCTACTCCTTCACCTGGAGTATATACTATGACTGTTGATTTTACAGGTCAGTCTTCAGGCCCAGTAACCGTGTTATTTACACCTGGTTCAGAGCCTGTTGCTCTTTCTATTACTTATAACGGCACGACATACGATACATTAGCAGGGCCTTCAGTTGATTTAACAGCTCACCCGACGGGTTGTGTAGGAGATGTAGTAGGATTATCGGGTAGCACATGTACAAATGCCGCGGCAGGAACATTAACTATGAACTCTTATGAGTATGACAGCGGTTCAAGTACGTTTGTGTGGGATGGAGCAACAACCGAAAGCTTTACTATTACAGACGTAGATTTACAAGCTGGTAGTTTAGGGGTGTTAAAAATGGTAATTCCTTTTGACGCTACTGTGGTTGATAAAACAATGACAGTTAAAATGGCGGCTATTTGTCCTAATTCAGGTGCATCTACTTCTTCACCTATATTTAATATTCCATGTGTGGTAGCATTAACTAGCGCTACAGCCTCTGTAGTACGAGCAGTAAAAGCTGATGCGTGTGCTGAAACTAATACTTCTGCTACTACTTATCATACAACTGGCGCATCTACTCCTGCAGTAGGAGACTGGGTGTTTAGTGATTCTGCGGGAACAACAGCATTAGCTGCAGGGTATTACTTATATGTATACAATCGCTACATGCTTGTAAGCTCATGTGGAGTAGTAATAGAAACAGGATATTGTGTAACCCCAGCTTGTGCTGACTTATTTAATGACGGGCCTAATCCTACGTCTGACTTTAGCTGGACAGATGAAGATGGAAATCCTCAAACGACAACAGTAGCGAACGGAGATACTGCGTATGTATGTACAACTACTTTACCTACTACATCAACAGGAGGAACAGTAGTATGGCCATCAACAGCGCCTGGTTGCCCAACATGTCCAACATAAAATATTATATAACTTTGTACCATGCCAAATTATACATTAACATATAGTGAATCTGTAAAAGGGTTTCCTTCTTTTTATTCTTATTATCCTGATTATATGATAGGAATGAATAATTATTTTTATTCTTTTAAAAACGGAAATCTTTATCGTCATAACGTCAATGCGTTACGAAATACCTATTATGGTACACATACAGCATCAAGTATTAAAAGTGTATTTAATCAAAGTCCTTTAGAAGTAAAGTTGTTTAAAACTATTTCTTTAGAATCAGATTCTCCGTGGGGTGTAAGCATGACTAGTGATATGTTAAATAGTGACGGCACAGCTCAAAGCGGAACGATAAATAGTAGTTTTTTTGTTAAAAAAGAGTCAGAATATTTTGCTTATATTAGAACAAGCAGCTCAGTAGTAAACTGGAACGCACGATCAGGTGGTGGTCTAGGAAAAGTAACAACTGTAGGTGGTGTTCTAGGAGCAACTACTTTAACTTTTAATGTATCAGTAGGCACAGAAATAAGTATTGGAGACACAATTTATTTTTGTACTTTAAATGCAGATGGAGATTGTACTAACTCTCCTACTTTATCAGGTGTATCTACAGCTATTGACACCACAACTAATGTTATTACAGTTAATACAGCGGCAGCTGGTAACGTGCCTACAAACAATGACTATATTATGTTTATGAAAAACGCAGAAGCGCAAGCATTAGGTATTCGTGGACATTATGCTGAAATTACTTTAACTAATAGTGAGACTACAGCTGTAGAACTTTTTTCAGTTGGTGCAAATATATTTAAAAGTTATCCTTAGTTTTTTGTATCTTTGCATAAATGAAATTAAATATACGTCCACTCACAGAAAGTGACTACGAGGATACGCTTGTAGAATGGTGGAAAGATTGGCGTTGGACGCCGCCACCAAAAGATTTTTTACCTGACAACGGCACAGGAGGTTTTATGGTGTCAGATAACGATACCCCTATATGTGCAGGGTTTTTTTATATTACCAATTCAAAGGTAGGTTGGTGTGAGTGGGTGATATCAAATATGGAATATAAAAATAGAAAAAACAGACAACAAGCATTTAGTCTTTTAATAGACACGTTAACAAATGTTTGTCAAAAATCAGGCATGCGTTATGTATATGCTTTATTACATAACAAAAGCTTGGTAAATGTGTATGAAAATTTAGGGTTCGTACAAGGAAGTAAATATACAACCGAAATGATTAAAATATTATAATATGGCATTAGCAACATCAACAGCAATAAGCTTAACAGGATTAGCATTAGCAGCAGGGTCATCTGCGGCAGGTTTTGCGCAACTAGGTAAACAAAATAGATTAAGAAGACAAGCGGAGAACGCAGCAGAAAAAGCGTTAGAAGAAGCTAAAGAAAAAATGGATGTAAACTACGCTAGACAACTTCAAGTGCCGTTAGAGTCTTATAGAAGGGCTATGCGTGAGTCTACAGCCCAACAAAAACAATTACTAGAAGCTGTACAAGAAGGAGATCAAAGAGGTGTAGCGGCATCAGTAGGAAAAATAGGAGCAGCAGGTACACAAAATTTAGCTAATATAAGAGATTTAATGAGCAAACAACTATACGATAGAGATGTATTAATTGCTAAAGAAGATGCTCGTATTGCAGGTAAGCTTGCTGATATTGGTTTAGCCGAAGTAGAGGGAGCACAAGTTGCAGCCGCCGAGGCTCAAAAATTAGCATCTCAAGCAGGACAAGG